AGATTGCTAATCCAGGCGCAATGTATGATTTTTTTAAGATTAAACAAATCGGTATATTTAGATCAAACGAACATGTTATTGAAGACTTCGCTAAAATTCTTTACACTTTAGCAGTTGATATATTCGATCCTGAAAACGTTAAACTTATTCTAGAGTACAATACATACGGCGCGGTTCTTATAAAGTACCTTCAAACAATCTTCCCAAGAAGGAATGATTTTGATGATGATATGATTGTAAGGTTTAAACACCGCCACGATGCTAAAGTTCTTAAACCTGGTATTAAGGTTAAGTCAGATAATAAATCAGTTATGTGCCAGAACCTAAAGAAGTTAGTAGAGAACAATAGGGTTTGGTTTGATGAATATATGACAGTTAATGAAGCATCGATGTTTGGTACTCTTAGAAACGGGTCTTATGGTGGCCAACATGGTAATGACGATGTTATTATGACTTGTGTAACTTTAAGTGAGTTCTTTACAACTACAGATTATGCTGACTTCGTAGAAGAAGCATTAGACTATATTGACGAAGAATTACACGAAGAAATGGAAAATATATTATATGAAGATTCCGAAGGAGACGGCGATTTACAATATGATATTTATGACCTTATTTAAGATAATGAGAAATCATTGATAGATATATAGATAAAGCTAAAAAAATAAATTTATAATCATGGCATTAAGTCCTCAACTATTACAGTTTAAAAGTTCAGGTGTATATAGATTAGAATTCGATAAATCACAGACTTCGAATATCCCAGCGGGTACTCTAAGACTAGTTGTCGGTCACTCTAAAAAGGGTCCTTACAACACTCCGGTTCTAGTAAGCACTGTTGAACAATTTATCGAGGTTTTCGGTTCAATTGACAGAAACCTTGAGAAAAAGGGTATGTTCTTCCACAGATCTGCTCTAGCGGCCCTAACAAGAGGCCCAATCCTAGCACTTAACGTTGCTAAATTTGACGCAAATGACCTAATCAGCTACGCAGCTATGGTAACTGATGGCTCTGATGCAGCTCTAACATCTATTGTAGGTGATGATGAGTACCACAAGTTCTTTAATACTGAGAAGTTCTGGGCTCCATCTGACGAATCACTAAATGATGTTGTAGGTACTGCAGAAGGTAACGTTCTAAGATTTGCTAACATTAAGCAAGATGATCTTACAATTGTTGTAAGACAAGCACAAGATGTAAAAGCATTCGAAATTCTAGCAAGAGACTGGTACGGAGAAGGAGAAGTTCCTGCATTTATGCACGCTTTCGATTACGTATCTGACTATATGGTAGATGTTTTTGTATTCAAAGGAAACTTTAATGCAGCTGCAATGGCAACTGATCCAGTTTACGGTGAGTACTTTACTTCTGCAGGTCTAGACAAAACTAAACTAAATGAATTCGCTAACTTAAGACAAGTTTCTTTAGTAGCTAAGTACACTGGTTCAATTATCCCTTCATTTATGGATAAAGAAGGTAATAACCTTTACATTGAAACTCTAGTTAACGCTGAAGCAAGAAGAACAGGTTTATTCTGTGCTGTTAAAGAAGAAGCTGTACTAGACGAATCAGGTACTAAAGTAGATCTAGTAGGTCACTCATACTCTGATGCTACTTCTTACCAAATGCTTTCTTACAACCTAGGTGTTGCTGAAAGACATTTTGATCTAGATGCATACTTTACTTACACTAAAGCCTCTGGTGCGTTTATCGAGCTTTCAGCTCCAACTGCTGATGCTCTAGTACTAGATCTTAAAGTAGGTGATTACATCCTAGGCCAAGAGCCAGGAAGAATGGTTAAAGTAACTAGAATCTCTAAAGAAGCAGTAGGCGTAAATGACGTATACAAAGTATACACTTCGGGTGAAGCTATCGACGCAATCTCTTTCGATTACAGAGGTTACAAGTCATTCGAAAAGACTGAATCACATTACAACACGTTTGTTATTGCATCTTCTTACATCGATGCACATGCAACAGGTTCAGAGTCTATACAAGAATGTCTAGATGCTATTAACTTAGGTACTGGTCTAGCTAACGGTCTTGTAGATAAAGATGCTATTGAATACAGATACATCGTAGATACATTCGGATCTTACGACGCAGGTTCTCTACTAAATAAGATTGAGCTATCAGCTCTAGCTAAAGAGAGACAAAATGCATCTGCTATTCTAAACGCACCATTCATCTCTGAATTTAAGAAGTCAACTAACCCTTCTTTCACTGATGCAAACGGCGCGTTTGACGTAAACTTCATCGCTACTGGTGGTAACTTAGATAAGAACCCAACGGCTCTATTCGCTCTACCAGGTATTAACGATGGCGCAAACTATGCATTCTACTATACTGCTCTAGTTGCAAGAGAGAACAATAAAGACATTATCGTTCCTTCAGCAGCGTACGTATCAAACAACTTCGTAGATAAGTTCACGGATTCAACTCCATGGGCTATCGTAGCTGGACCAAGGAGGGGTGTTATCTCAGGTTCTGGTATCGTAGGTGCTGAATATGCATTTGATAGATCAGATAGAGACGTACTAGAACCATTCGGAATCAACCCTATTGTATTCCAAAGAGGTGCTGGTCTAACTATCCTAGGTAACAAAACTGCACAACAGTCTGTACAATCAGCACTTTCTTCTGCTCACGTAAGAGAAGTTCTAATTTACATCCAAGACGGTATGGCAGCAATCCTAAAAGATTACGTATTTGAGTTTAACACTCCACAAACAAGACTTGAAATCAAGACTCTAGCAGATTCATTTATGGAATCAGTTAAAGCTGATGGTGGTGTGTTTGAGTACAAAAACGTAATGGACACAACAAATAATACGAATGAAGTAATTGACGCGAACATCGGTATCTTAGATACTTTTGTTGAGCCAGTTAAAGGTCTAGAAATCGTTGTTCATAGAACAACAGTTCTAAACACTGGTGAAATCGCAACAGGTAACTTCAGTTAATCGGATATATAAAAAAAGATTAAAGAAGATATGCCACTTCCACATTATTCACAAGATCAAACAAGTAGAAAAGGTAGAAACTTTGAACCAGTACAACAGTCACTGTTTGAAGTAACTATCCTACCACCAGCAGGTGTTCAAGGAGCTAACCTTCTTCTACAGCAAGTTAACACTATTTCAGGTATCGCGATCAACAAAGAGATCGGTACACAGGAACAGAAGTTTAAATTCGTAACAAGATCATTTGCATCTCAACCAGATACAACTGCTCTAGATGTTGCAATCAACTTCTCTCTTAACCTGAATGAAGCTAACGAAGCATACACGTACAAAACTCTAAAAGAGTGGTACAACCTAATCTACAACCCAAACACAGGTGAGATGGGTCTTAAAAAAGATTACGTAGGTACTATTATCGTTACTCAGTTCAATAGAGCTGGTGATATCTTTAGAACTGTAACACTAGAAGATTGTTTCATCTCTTCAGGCCTTCCATTCTTAGAAGGCGGTGACTATTCAGATGCTGCACCACAGCAGATGGAAGTTACTTGGAGATGTGATAACTTCAAAGAAGAATTAGCTTAATTTGAACGAATAAGTTATAATACATGAGAGAGTGGTTGAAAAATCACTCTCTTTTTTAACCTTTTTAAAGATAATATAATATCATTATAATATGAGTAAATTAACAAATAAGCTACAGGTTCTTCTATCTGAAGAAGAGGTAGCAACGCTTAATAGAATTATTTTAAATGATGCTATTGAGAACGGTATTAGACCTATTTCAATGAGTGCGTTTATTAGAGAGCTAATAAGACATGAGATCGATACAAGATCGGAGGACGATAAAACATTTAGTAAAGACAAGCTACAAAAGCTTAAAAATAAGTAAAATATGAACGAGGATAACAAGGACCCATATCAAAATATGGTAGAAGGTAAAGATCAGAACATCATGGATCAGGTTAAGCAGAACGGTTTAGGCCGTGCAACTATGGATAGATTCAGAAATGATACACAAGATTCTGATGTACATTTAGGTTGGTTAGATATTGATATGGAATTAATGCCATCATCAGGTAAATTCTACCCGGCTGATACTAAGTTACAAATTCGTTCAGCACAGGTTGCTGAAATCAGACACTTCTCAACATTAGATGAGAATAACTTAATGGATATTGAAGACAAGCTAAACTCTATTGTTAAAGCTTGTGTTAAATTCAAAGCAGGAAATAAGATGATGTCTTATAAAGATATTCTAGAAGAAGATAGAATCTTCTTACTTCTTTCTATTAGAGACTTAACATTCCCAGAAGCTGAGAACAGATTAATGTTAAAGGCAACAGATAATGAAGGCGTTGAGTTCGACGTCGAGCTAAGCACTAAATACTTTGACACTGAGGAGGTCCCTGCTGAAATTGAGCAATACTATGATTCAGAGCAAAGAGCTTACGTAATACAAACCAAATCAGCCGGTGAGGTTGTTATGGCACCACCTTCGATTGGTGTTATGGAAGAGGTTACAAAATTCATGCAATCTAGACAAAGAGAGCGTAAGAACTGGGATCAAGCATTCCTACAGATTCTGCCATACCTACAACAAGATTGGAGGGGATTTAACTCTAAGAAGATCTTTGAAAAGGAAATTGAATTCCAAGGTTGGTCAGAAAGAAAGTATATGGTTATCTATAGACTTGCAGAGAAAATGAAAATCGGCGTGAAGCCTGAACTCAAAGTTGATAGACAAGGCGAGGAGGTCCTTGTCCCGCTTGACTTTCCAGGTGGAATCAAAAGTCTTTTCATTATTTCAGATCTCACTGGAGAACTTCTTTAAGACTAAGTTCTATTTAATGCATCATTTAAGGATTCAACCTTCCGAGGTTGAATCCCTACCATACTACGAATACTTCTATATTGTTAAAGAACTTTCAGAAATGCTAAAAGAGCAACAGAAAGGAAATACTAAACAAGAGGAGTCAATGAACGAGAAGATGGATAGTATGAAATCGCAAATGCCGAAAATGCCTAACATGGGTAGTATGAAAGCACCTAGCATTAAGATGCCAAAGTTATAAGATATATAGAGTAAATATACTATAGTATTTAATGTCCATTTTTAAGTCGGCTTTCGAAAAGCTATCTTTACAAAACCAGGAGAGTATTAGACAATCTTCGGCGTATGTTGCTAATGCAGTATCACCTGAAGGTTCACTCTTTGGTATCTTTGTAAACATGGAGAACCATCTTAAAAAGATTGCAGAGAACACAGATCCTAAGAAATCTAAAGCTGCTAAGATAGACGCTAAAGGCGCTAAAGCACTTGGAACTGCAATGCCAGGAATTGGTAAAGGTTTTATGCTTATCGCAGAAGCCCTTAACTTGATACCAGATAGTAAAGATGCTGAAAGAAAAATGCAGGCAATCACTGGAGGTATAGATGCTTTAAAGGGCCTAGGTATGGCCATTTTTAAGTTCGCTGGTATGCTTGCTTTATCTTTACCATTACTTCTATTAGGTATCCCCGCTCTTCTAATAGCGATCCCTATGATTCTTTTAGTAGGTGGTATGTTCTACTTATTAGATAAGATGAATATCGAAAGATCTATTAAGAAAGTATCCGTTGGTTTAATTTTTGCAGGACTTGCTATAGTAACTCTTGGAGCTGCCTTTACGTTATTCAAGATGTTAGCACCTCCAATCGAACAGATATTTCAAATAGGAGCTGTTGTACTAGGTACTGCTCTTATATTTGGTATCGCCGGAAAATTTGCAGCGTCAATAGCACAAGGTGCAATTGCTATGACTCTAGCAGCTATACCAATCTATTTAATAGCAGCTTCATTTGCAATCTTTAGAAAAGCAGTACCACCTGATAGTGAAGGTTGGACGACTATAGGTCAAGTATCGGCAGTTGTAGTTGGGCTTGGACTTGCTATGGCAGGTGCCG